GCTGCTGTACCAGAACCAGATACTTCAGTTGTTACGTCTACTGAAACGGTATTGGCACTTGCAGGTGTCACTACTAGTGTGCCCAATGTCATGGCTGCAACCACGGCAAGAGCGATCTTCTTAAATGAATTCATTTTTCTCCTTTTATTATTCATTTGATTTATATTGTTTTTAGTCTATCCAAATAGTCTTTTATGTCTTCTATTTGACTAGATTTATATTGTATCACGTTCTCTGGGAGCGTGTCAACTTTACGAGGCTTATCTTTAAAAGTATGAATGTCAACTTCAAGGTTTAAATCTCTTGGGGTATAAGATATGGCACCAAAAATAGCACCACATACGGCGTCTGCCAAGTCTTTAGATGATTTTCTTGGGTGGTCTACATTTTTTCCATTCTTTGTTATTTTTAATTCTGTCAATTCTTCAAACAAAAGTTCTATCGTCGGCATTGCAAGTCGCTCTTCGTATACAAGCATTGCCATATCCTCATATTGTTTTTTTGAAACAGAGACCGTATCTGTTCTCATACCTACAGCCTTTAACTCATTTTGAATATCAAATGATTGCCATCTATCGAATGTAACCATTCCTATATTAAAACCAAGCCTTCTGAGATTTTGAATCCACTGCTTAACCTCAGAAAGATTAACTGGGCCTTCAACTTTTGGCTCCCACCATGCTACTGCATCAACAATTACTACTGGTGAGATTTCTTCATAATTTTTTATTACTTGAACATTTACCCACTTATCAACATGTGCAATAGCAACTGCACACTTGTCATGTTTTTGTGCTAAGTCTGCGTGTACATAATAAATCTTGTCTGGATCTGGCTTAAAGTTATTTTCAAATCTTCTAAATTGATCTAAAGGATTTCTTATAGTCATACAAGAACGAACCTTTTCTGCTTGCTTAAAAAATGCATCTGATGCATAAGTAGGAACACAGGCAAATCTCATCATTGCATCACCTAGGTCAGTCATAAAAGCAATTTTAAAATCATCTACTTTTCTTGTTGGGTTGACCTCCCACGTTGCTCTTTTTAATGCAAATACTCCAGGATATTTATATGATTTAATTTCATCATAGTCCCAAGAAATTTCAAACCAGTTATCCTCCTGGTCTTCTGGTAATAATGGATTGATTATAAATCTATGTGTTTTTGTTATAACTTCTTTTTCAGCAATTACAGAATCATATCTTTCTGAAATAAAGTCTCCGTTATATCTTGGGAACGAAAGCAAAACAACTTTTCCTAAATCTGGAAAACGAGAATCTACAGATCCACGGAATGCCTTATAAATATTATCTGCTGTTTTTCCTTGTTCGTTTCCTGTCATAACCTCTGAAGCAAAACCAGAGATCTCATCAAGAACTGCGAGTAGCAAGTTCAAGCCCTCATGAGACTCACGTTCAGAGTGACCAGAGTAAACAGTTATAGATTTATCAAAACCTATTGAGTCTACCTTTGCTTCATACTTTCCAGAAAACCATGGTGACTTTTCAATTTTAGTTTTAAATCCTTTAAAGAAAACGTTCTTTGCCTGTTGTGCGTTAATAGCAACATTGATCAGATCTATTGCGTCTCCGCTTGGTTTTCCGAAGTATCTTGCTGGGTCTTTAAGACATAATAACTTATATACGATATAGGCGCAAGCCACAGTAGATGTAAAGTCTTTTCCGCTACCCTTTCCCAACTGTAGGATAATTTCATTTTTAGTATATTTTTCATAATACTTAGCACCTTCTTCTTCACCCATTATTTCCTGTAAATCTTCTTTACGATAGATCTGACTCATTGCTTGAACAACGTCATACTGTGTATCAGATAGTGGTGGCTGGCCTAAGTATTCTGGAGACTCCACAAATGTCTTTACATCAACAGGTTGCTCTTCAAAATAATTATCTTTTAATGCTTCAAGAAAATCATCAAACATCATGGACAATTGTAATCACTTCATCCTTTTTTGCAATGTCAGATAGCCTACGCATAATTTCATCTCTTACTTCTGGATACTCTGATGCTATATCACGAAGTATTGACATTAAAACTTCTTGTCTACGTTCTATCTGAATCATTTCTTCGGCTAATTCTTTATTTTCTAGCAGTCCTGCTTTTTGCAACATGTCAATTCTTTTTGCCTCAATATCCATGACAAGTTTAATAGCCTGAGTTTTTGCACCCAAGTTATTGCTTAGTGTTGCTTCAGATATAACTTCATGTGCTAATAATTTTAAATTATCATAATGAGTATCTGCAATTGCTAAAGCCTCTTTTGCACGACCACGGATAGCGTCATTGGCAGATGCCATAACCTTCCACTCATTTATATATTGAACAACTCTGTTTCTAGGCATGGCAAGATCTTTTGATATCTTTGTAGCATCATTGCCTTTTAGATATTCTGCAACAACATTATTGATTTCATCTAAATGCTTGACTAAATCTTCTTCAGTTGACATCTTTACCCTTTGCAATCTTTAATAGCACTAGATATCCAATAAGATCATCTATATCATTGTCTCCTGGATAATCTGTACCCTTCATAAGTCTATTTAATTTATCGTCAATACGGACATGAAGTTGTTCTCTTGGCCCAGCCTTTGAAAATATACGTACAGGCTCAAGTGCTGAATTTCCGTATGCAATATTCTTTTTAACTAGCATATGTGCAATCTCATGGCAGGTTTCTAAAATATCTTTACCTGCTTCTGTTCCTACTGTAAGCAAGTATAAATCATCACATTTAAATCTTTGTGAATCTGCAAAAACTGGTTCTAAACTCATCTCTTTGACTTCCTTAATCCAAATTTAGCAAGGTAAACGTAAATAGTTTCCACTGTTACTCCGCACTCCTTCGCTATGTCCTCTGGTGTTTTTTTATCAAAATGATATCTTTTCTTAAGCCACAGTTCATTTGAATATAGTTTAGCACTCATACCTACTCCTTGTCAACACCGATAGCCTTATGCCAGTTATTTATGGACCAATGACCTATTCCACATGCGTCTGCAACATCATTATCTGATATTTCTTTATCATAAATAACACTTAAAAGTTTTATAGTTCTTTGCTTTCTAAATTCTCTTTCATAAGATTTATACCAAGAATCAGATTTTCCTGGATTTAAAGATCTTATTTTAATCTGCTCTTCCTTTGTAAGTCTTTTATTGCCTATATAGTTTTGCCAAGTTATCGGAGATACCTTACCAATATGAGTAACTCCTGCTGCACCAGCACCACCTATTATGGCACCCTGAACTAGGGCTAAGTCTGCTGCCGTTTTTGGGCTATTCATAAAAACTGTATGCTCTATGACAACTGCTTCTACCAAATTAAAATGATCAAATAGGGCCTTAGATTTTTTACATGCATCAATAACCTTTTGATATATATCATTTCCTTCAAAAGTTATCTTACCAAACCTGTCTAACTTTTTATATGAATAGATAGAAAAAGCAAGGCTGTTTGTGCTTGCATCTATTGCACAAATAACCCCAGGTGTTTTTGATAAGTCTGAATTAGGATATCTATCAGTATCTGATGCCCTAGCCATTTGATAATCCTTTGATTTGTTTTATTACCTTTTTTACGTCATTTGGGTTAATAGAACACTTTGTACATAGTGGCTCATCATTATATATTGACAATTTATCTCCACACTCCTTGCATGTTCTATTTTTACCTTTTCTTTTTTGTCTTCTAGTTTGAACGTATCTTTGTGCTATCTTTTCTTTTGTAGCAGCCTCTCTACATTCTTCAGAGCAATATATTTGATAAGATACTGCTGACTCAAAGTTATGATCACACCATTTACAGTTCTTCATTTTGCAGTAACTCCAGAGGTTTAATTTTAATTACCCCTGTCTCTGCTTCAGCGCATGCTTTTTGAATTGGACAAACCTTGCATATTTTAGAGTTAGACCTATATGGTTTCTGAGGCAGTTCTTTGTCCTGCCAACTCTTATACACTGTCTTCATCCAATCAAATGCCTGGTCTACCCACCGACGGTAATGATCGTTTACTATTATTGGTAGAGTTAGAAGTTCGTGATTGTTTTTATTTTCATAAATCATTACGCCCTTCTTGATTCCCCAAACCTTCATGTAAATTAGCAACTGCATAAGATGACCCATCTTAGGCTTTCTGCTATTCTTTTTATACTCAAAACCCTCGTTAGAGATAGTTTTAATTTCTCCAACGACTCTCTCATTGTTAATATTAAGCATTACATCGCCATAGCCGTCAAAAGGAGGATCATCTATTTTAACTCTGAACTCCATTGCTGGGTGTGTTTGCTTGTTATACTTTCTTTGCAATGGATCCATTTCCATTGTTTCGTCTAAAAGTCCAGATGCCTCAATAGCCTCCTGAATTCTTCCGTGTCCAAGAGAGCCGTTAGTTCTATTTGCCACACCAAATGCATCAGAGTTATCGTAATGAACCGCACCATCAAATGCTAGATACCAGTATCTAGGACATTCTCCTGCTCCATATGTTAAAGCAGATGCAGAGAAATTATTTTTCTTTTGAAACTTAGGCTTGGTTTTTGTTAAATAACCAGACTCTATTTTTTCTACTAAGCCGTCAATAAAACTTACATCTTCTTGGGGCTTAGTGCTTGCCTTGCTTTCTTTTAACATTACTTGTTGTAATAAATTTTTAGCCATGTTTTCCTTTGTTTAAATTAATTATATCAGATCTTAGCGAGTTATGTATTTTAATGCAGACACTAAATTATTAATAGACTCTGCTGCTGTGTAATATAGATTTTTTTGACCACGGTTAGATTTGTCTACGTTAGCCATCCAAGTTGCACGTAGTGCCATCTTAGAGGCTATAGCCTGAAGTCTAACAATCTCTAGAGTGGCCACATTCATTGGAATATCTGGCTTTATGATTAATTTTGCAATTACTGTTAATGCCGTAGTAAATTCCTCATCATTCATATACTCTGATATTTCTGATAGCCCATTGATCATTTCTAGTGTTGTTTGTTGTTGTTCCATTACCCCATCGATTCTCTTGGTATTCCGTCTCGCAAACCATCTTCTGCCCAAATCCTAAAAGCAGCCTGCATATCTGGTCTTGCTTGTAATTTATCTAAGTATTCTTTTCTTTTACCTGGATATTTTTCTGGATCTATCGGATTTTCCTCACCTGTAAATCTATAACTATTAGTAGGGCAATAATCCATGCTAATAATTTCGCAGAACTCTCCCTCTTTAAACTTACGCTTAGGTCTCCAGTGTATCTGATTAACTGCACTGAATACTATTGTTTGACCAGGACCAAGGGTGTACTTAGTAAAGTTTCCAGTATCATTCCAATTACCAACATATAAATCCCATTCTATGTTAGTATTTGGGCAGTAGTTAATTGTTACTAAGTTTTCATCTGCATCTAAATGAGGAGGAAGTGCTGGACTATTATCGCCATATCCATACTTCAGGTTATAGTCTATATAGTTCCAGTGACATAATGCTATGTCTCCTTTATATAATGGCTTTGCAATATTATCTAGCACAGCCTCGCAATCTTCTGGCATGTCAAATTCAATTAGAACTCTTGACATATTTTTTGCTATTTTGGGCTGGAACCTACTTTTAAATGGAGAATTTCTAATATATCCATCTTCAATTCTATCTCCAATAATAAAAGGTTCAAGTTTCCTATTCTCTTCTATAAGAGACATTATCCTATTGTTTTGGTCTTCAGTAAATAGATTGTCTATATAAAATGGTAATGGTCTATTATATTTATCAAAACCAGTTAAATAATCATGAAGTTGAGCCATTGGTCCATCCTCCTTGATCAAAGTATGCTTTACGATAAGAGGCAACCTTTTCATCCATAATCTTATTTAGACCCTCCTGTTTTGGACCAAAGGTTGGGTCTGAGAAATGACAAAAAATCATTTCTACAAAATCACCATCTTTAAATAAGGTAGGCTTTCTCCAGTGTACTTGATGTGTTCCGCTAAAGGTTACGGCCTGATTATCCTTTAGAACAAATTCTTTATCTGGCTCAACAACAAGTGGCCAACTAATATTAGAACTTAACTGATAATCAAAAGTAAATCTAGGCTCCTTGAATGTTTCGTCATAATGTGGAAATAGTGACGGCTTAAAATGAAACTTTCCACAATTACTAGTAACATTTTCATATCTAGCAAAACAATGTTCAGTCAATACCAAGTTATCATTTCCACTGACAAGTCGTGCTACCTTGGTAAACTTTTTTACAACCTCCTGTTCAAGTTCTATGAATAGGTTGGCCTGACAATGTTCCTGAACAAAGTTACCGCCAGTACTTCTAGAAATAGAAGCCCTTACAGAATTGATGCCATCTTGGTTTAAGATATCATCAACTATTACATTATTTTCATCGTGTCTCATTTTTTCCTCCGTTATATTGTTCTGCAAAACTAAAAATTTCTTCCTTAGAATATTCAGAATCCTTAATACTTTTATCTTCTAAAACTATATGAAAAAATAACATCTTAACATACTCATCAGGATTCCAGTCTTTTTTCTTTCTCCAATGATAGTTCTTTGTTGTTAATATGCCTAAAGCATCGTTATTATTTAATGAGTATATGTCTTTATTTATTCCAATATCCCAACCTGTGTTGGCATCTAACTGATAATCTAAAATAAACTCTGATTCTCCCTCAGCATCTTTATGTGGGTTTAAAAAAGGAGATCCTCCATATTTTGGACTATACTCCACATATGTAACTCCTACGACATCTTTAACAGAAACACCTATCTTATTACCAATCTCTATAGCAGATAGTTTTGCAGACATAATAACATCATCTGGCAGATTAAGCCTATCTATATCTAGCCTAGATAACCCCTCTTTTTTAATGGCAATAAACTTTTTATCTTTTGGGTACTCATGACCCATTGCCGAATCATACCACTCCACGACTTCACGATTATCAAACTCTTTGTTTATACTGTCATATATTGCAGCAATTTGATTATCTGTAAATACATTAGACGCAATAGGTGTCATATATACATTATACCTCATCAATCAAAGAGTCTAATAAGTCAAGTTCTATAATAGCCAGACGTGTCTTTCTATTTCCTTCTCCCAAAACAACAACTATTGCTGGATCATTATTATTTTTGATAGCATCAGTGGTTGCCTTAGCCCAAACATCTTGGTTTAAGGTAAAAGACTTTTTATTTTCTTTAAAGTCTACTGTAAAATTCTTCCATGTGGCGTCTCCCTTTTTAATGCCACGTCCAGAATTTTTATGCTGTTTAGCACCTATTCTTTTGCTTTCGTTTTTTTCACTCATGAATTTTCTTCTTTTTATATCCTACTTTAAAAAGTTCTGCTTCTGACAAATGTTTATCTGGACACATCCAAGAGGCCATGCCAGTAGCCTTATAAATTCTTATAGTCTTTACTTCTTTCTTACAAGTTTTACAAGGAAACTTTCCCTCATAAATAGAATATTTATCCACTAATCTTGCTCTTAATCATGTCTTGTAGATCAAGATCCTCTCTTACTCTATTAACGAAACCATCTCTTCCTTGAACCTTAGATCCGTCTGGAAGAAGATACCATGCACCTGTACGCTCAACTATACCCATCAACTCAGCAGTGTCAACAAGATCAGCGATCCCATCAATGCCCACAGTATCGCCTCTAAAATAGAAATCATATTCACCAGACTGAAAAGCAGGACTGGTTTTAGAAAACTGTAGGTCCCATCTAATCTTTCTACCAATTTTCTCTTCAATAGCCTTGTCGCCAACATATATTTTTCCCTTAAGTGCTTGATTTTCTGATTCTGATGAAAATAATTTAATTATGGTTGAAGAATAAAATTTTGTAGCCTGACCGCCAGTTGGTTGCTGACTAGTATACATTGCATTAATATTATTTCGTGATTGACTGATTAATAACAATAGCGTTGGCTTAATTTTATTATTTGCATAGTTAAGCATTTTCCATGCGTTGCTAAAGTCACGAGACTCAGCACCTATCTGTTTTGTATTTTCTAATTGCTTTAATTCTGTTGAATCTTTTTCAAAATAAATAGCAGGAAGCAAAGAAGTTATAGAATCAACTACTATAATATCAACCCCAGCCTCTATTAAGTTAACTCCTATATCTACCATCTCATTAATAGTTCTTGCTTGTGACACAATTAACTTTGAAGTGTCAACCCCTAATTTCTCGGCCCACTCTTTGTCATATGACATTTCTGCATCAATCCAAGCACAAACCTTTCCTTCTTTTTGTGCAAGAGCGATTGTTTGTAAACATAGAGATGACTTTGCGCTTGACTTGCTTCCCCAAACTAAGACCTGTCTTCCATATGGTAGCCCCCCATTTAAAGCACGGTTTAGTCCATAACTAGGTGTTGCAGCGTACTCTGTCTTTGGTACTTCATCTCCTACTAAAATACTTTTTCTTAGTTTAGGATTTAATTGTGCTATTACATCTTCAATACTAACCGACATTTACATCCTCCAATATAACGGTTCCATCTTTTGTTTTTCCAAACTCAAACTTATAAGCATGTCCCTCTTCAATTTTCATGTATGCCTTAGCAAATGCTGTAGGGAATACTGTTACTGAATGTAACTCTCTAGAGGTATCTGCTAGAGTCAGAGAAGCCATCTTTTTCCCTGCCTTTGTTATCCTTGATTTAAAGGATACCACAAACAACTCATCATCTTTGTAAGGAAGCATTCTATAATTTAAAAACTTAACTAATGCTGCATCAGAATTTTTTATCTCATCAACTGGAACCGCACTTACAATTCTATTATCATTACATAATACTAAATAACTTCTTCCTGCCTCTATCGTAGTTTGCTCTTCATCAAAAATACCGATGCTTCCAGTTTTATCTAATATCTCAACACGAGACCATCCTTTTCCTCTCTTTATTCCTTTAACCATGCCCATAAGAATGAAGGATCCTTTTTCTTCAAAATCTTCTACTGGATTGATAAACGCATGGTAGTGGGAAGGAACTGTTTGAGTAAACTCTGGTAATCCTAAATACTCATATAGATTTTCACGAAGTTCTTCATCATTTCTTGGATTATCTGGAAATGTGGCAGCACCAATTATTCGTAATGCCTCTAATGCTCTGCTGTTGACTCCATTACCTTTCGTAAATGTAAAGGTTTTAACTTCTTCGAAAGACTTAAAAGGTCGTGCCGATATATATCGTTCTGCAATCTTATCAGAGATAAACTTGATCCCCGACAGTCCAAACCGAATACCCTTACCCTCAATTTTAAAATCGATATCCGAATCGTTAATATGAGGTAGTTTAATGCTAATCCCCATTCTTTTCGCTTCAATAAGATATTCAGTTCTCGCATCTTTATCCCTTTCGTTTTTTAATAGAGAATACATAAACTCAATTGGGTAATAATATTTTAACCACGCCGTCCAATACGAGAGTGTAGAGTAAGCAACCGCATGAGACTTGTTGAACGAATAACCCGCATGCGCCTCAAAGTCATGCCATAAATCACGAGCCTGATTAGGATTAATAAACTTAGAGGCACCATCAACAAACTTATCACGAAAAACATCAAACTCCCTAGCATCTTTCTTTTTACCAATGATCTTTCGAACCTTATCAGCCTCAGACCATGACATACCACCAAGTTCTACGCATGCCTGCATAACCTGCTCTTGGTATAGGATACACCCATATGTTTCTTCTGTGAAAGGCTTCATGGTTTGATGCAAGTAATTTACAGCCTGCCTTCCATGCTTTCTTTCAATATAGTCTTTACCAATAGTATTCATTGCTCCTGGTCTTACCAAGGCGTTGGAGGCTGACAACTCTGCTAGATTTTTTACTCCCATTTTAACTAGAAGGTTTGTATAAGGCGTTGCTTCACACTGGAACACACCCTTGGTATAACCCTCTGAAAGCATTTGATAAACCTTTTGATCATCCATATCGATGTCTAAAAGATTAATATCTATACCCTCTCTTTCTTTAATAATTTTTATAGTGTCATTAATAACACTTAATGTTTTAAGTCCAAGGGCGTCGATCTTGATGAGTCCGATCTTTTCAGCCTCTTCCATGTCAACCGCCACAACAGGAATACGCTCATCGGAGCCAGGAGAATTACGTGTCTCCAACGGTGCGTACCTAAAAATAGGATTTTTGCTAGTGACAACACCAGCAGCGTGTATGCCAGTACCTCTAATACGACCACGAAGTTGTTCTCCATATTCTTCCACCTCTGGATATTTTTCTCTAAACCATGCTGTTGTTTTTGAAGTACAATACTCATCCCAAGTATCTACTAACTTTAAAACTTTATTAACATCAACCAATGGGATATTTAGTGCACGGGCTACATCTCGCACCACTCCCTTATCCTTGAATTCTAAAAATGTTGCAATAGATGCTACATGCTTATACTGTCTTACAAGATAGTCCTTTACTTCATCACGACGAGAGTCCTGAATATCTGTATCAATATCTGGAAAGTCATTACGCTCAGGATTAATAAAGCGGAAGAACAGCAACCCATGTTTAATTGGATCGATATCAGTAATACCTAGGGCATAGCATAACAATGATCCTGCGGAAGATCCACGACCTGGACCAACCATGATGCCTTCCTTTTTAGCCCATGAGATCATACTTTGTACAACAAGGAAGTAAGGACCAAACTTTTTATCCTTAATAACCTGTAACTCTTCCTGAAGTCTATCTATATACTCTTTGTTATTACTTAAACCTTTTTCAGTCAAGCCAGCCATAGCAAGATCTTCTAATTGTTTATCTGGGTTCTTATATTGAACTGGCAATAAGTTAAGCCCATCCTGTATGTCGTAGTCTTCAATCTTATTTGCAAGTTCAATTGTATTTTCATATATGTCAGTTCTCCAAATTGCCTGTTTCTCCATCGCAGCCTGAATCTCTTCATATGAAAGTAAATGAATATCAAACTTATTAAATGACATCTGTCTATCTGCACCATACAAATAGTCAAGACGTTTCATCAAGTCACCCTGCTTTTTAGACTTTTCGTATGTGGCATCTTTCTGAATCTTATTTGAGTATGTATTTAGGATAAGTTTTAATTCTTGAATTTCTTTTTGTGATGGGTCTACATGGTGACAGTCTGGTGTAACTATTGGCTTAACATTAAACTCATCAGCCAACAATAATATATTTCTATTAATTGACTCATCATTATGTGGCATTACTTCAAGATAATAATCATCGCCGAACTGCTCTTTAAACCATTTAATATATTTTTTTGCCATGCCAAGTTCTCCAAGTTCAATTGATTTTGCAATGATTCCACTTGGACATGCAGAAGAAACAATAATTCCTTCTTTATACTTTGCAAGGATTTCAAAATCTATTCTTGGCTTTTTATAATAGCCTTCTGTCCATGCAATTTCGTTTAACTTGTTTAGATTTTCTAAGCCAACTTTATTCTTGGCTAGAAGGATAATGTGGTTATACACCATGTCTAAAGGTGTAGTTCGATCTTCTTTGTCTCTTCTGTCAAAGCGATCTTCACACATGTACCCTTCTATGCCAAGAATAGGCTTGATACCACTTGCCTTAGCAACACGATACATTTCTCTATGGCCAGAAAGGGAGCCATGGTCTGTAATTGATATTGCTGGCATACCCAGTTTTTTAGCACGTTCTACATATTCAGACGGCAACCCAATTCCGTCGAATAGTGAAAAGTGGGTATGTAAATGTAGTGGTACGTAATTCATCTGCTACCAGTCGATGTTTGTCGCTGAGGTAGAAGATGGCGAATCAAAGCCTAGGTAGAATGCTTCTTGCTCCGCATATGGAACACGACGCAATGCTTTCTCTAGTGGGTATGGTTCGACGTCATCCCAATTGAAAGGCTCCTTATCTGGAGCGGAAGGAATTAAAGTATAAGATGTTTCAGTACCCTGACCATTACGCTTTAACTTCCATGTTAGATTTGAAATACTGCCAGTCTCTAAGGCGTATTCACGAATAATGTTAAATGAAGATTGCTTGCTTACGCCCATTGACCAGATAGCGACGTATGGCTTGTCTTCAATTCCATCATCAACAAGGACATTGCAGTAGAAGCGCAAACGGCCACGCCATCCGCTATTACCCTTTGGATCCTTGCGATACATTTCTTCGGCCCAGTCACGACCTTCTGTATCCATTGTGTCTACAGCCTTGCGCTTATAGTCCTTTGGATTTGTATGTTCCTTTACAACAAGCGCTAGTCCACGCTTATCGTTATAGTTTGCTGAATCCTCATCCAACTCTTCAATGAATCGAATCTTAACTGCCTGTCCATCAGCCAACTTAAGCCAACGAACCTTTGGACCAGCCTCGTCTGTTTTCTTATCGAGCAGGGCATTAATGTTTTTGAGTCCCTTAATAACGCTCATAGTTTTTCTCCTTTGTTTTTTATATTATATACTAGCAAATTATGTTTGTCAAGTCGTTGAGTTATATTTATTAAAATATTCTTCTATCTCTATTCCTTTAAACTCTTTTGCCTCTTTATACAGTTTATCATATGCCTCTTTTGTTTGCAAGTTAGAAACTGCATTGTTTTTATTAAATTGTCCTGTGCCAACATAAGTAGTCATCCATGACTGATATCCAAATGTTTTATTATTATTGTTAATAACAAAATTAGATATATAATCATTATCTAATTCAGCCAGCACTTTTTGGGCGTACTCTGGAACAACATTTTTTTGTTTAAAGTTTTTCCAGAAATCTGTATCGTCTCGATCTGTTAAATAATGTGTATATATAAACCCTAGCAATTCTTCATTTTTTTCTAATACTTTATTATTGTATTTTTCTAATACAGAATAATCTTTTTCAGTTATAAATTTATGCAAAAATTCATCAGATATAAAAAGACTCATCATATAAATAGTTAACATAATTGATGTTGCATGTAAAGGCTCAAAAAATCCAGAAGCAAGCCCTACAGATAAACAATTTTTAGACCAGGGCTGCTTGTAGTATCCTGGATTAAAATCAAAATGATTTACTATTTTTACATCTTCTTTTTTAAATAAATCATATATTTCTTGTTCTGCCTGCTCTTTATTTATGTATGATGGATCATAAACATATCCACAGCCATATCTATGTTTCAGTGGTGTCTTCCATACCCATCCGTACTTCATTGCAATTATTTCTGTACATAAAAAATAATTTTCATCTTGTGGCAAAAAGAATGCTAGGGCCTTAGTGCATGGCAAACTTTTAGATGTGTCTACCCACTCTGCCTGTAAATGTTTTCCAACAACTAGATTTTTAAAACCTGTTGCATCTATTACAAAATTACAATCATAGTTTCCTTTTTCTGTATACACAACGCTAATGTTGCCTTCAAACTCTCCAAAATGTGTAAAGACATCATCAATAATTTTTATACCACGCAACTCAGAATGCTTTCTAAAAAACTCAGCAAGTTTAATTGCATCTAGATGCCAACCAATATAAGGCCATGAAAGTGTGTTGGTTAATGTTGCAGATAAACCTTTGTTTATATCATCAAGGTTTTTGCTATTTGACATTAATTCTATAGATGCAAGTTTAAACTGCTCTAACGCTAAGTTTCTATCTGTATCACTATCCGATATGTAGTTTGTTAGTGGATGAAAATATGATTTGTTACTTTTAGACCAACCAGTAAATCTTATTCCATTTTTTAATGTTGCACCAGTATGTTCTATAAATTCATTTAATGGTAATTCTAACTCATCAAAAATATAACCAAAGTTAGAAGTTGTCCCCTCTCCAGCACCTAATACCCCTATCTTAGAACTATCTATTATAGTAATATCAGAATTTTTATATTTATGCTTAATAGTAAGTGCTGCTAAATATCCAGCAGTGCCTCCACCTATTACAACTATCTTCATAAAACCAATCCAAAATGTTTTAGTATTGCCAAAGATGCCAAACATGTCCAACCTATATTAAACAATATTACGGTAGGTAATGTCTTAACAGTAGAGGACCATATTAATAATAAACTTGAAAGTAGCGCAAAAATATATAACCACCACCATTGTTGTCCCAATAACAATCCTGGGAAAATAATAACTAATTTTGTCATGAATGCAAAAAACTCAACACGATTTGCTTTATTCCAATAAGATCTACTTTTCATAGTTGCTAGTGCTATAAGCCAAGCAGGTTTATTATTTCCCACGATCATACCCAAACATATTGATATCTTCTGCTGAAGGTAACCAAGTATGAATATTTTCTTCTATTCCGTGCCCCTCAACAAGTCTATTGAACATATTAAATGCAGCACATATAGCAATTGCATCCTTTAGTTCATCCTCAGAATAACCTCCATTGTAAACCTTCTTAACATCTTCCTCTGTTAATTCTGATGGAGTTAATGTAAGTTTTTTAACATAATCTAAAATTGGTGCTATTTTTATATCAGAATAATTTTGATTAATAATTTTATCAAGTTCTAATTCATCGGCACCTACAGATATGGCAAATACTCTATGAGACCCAGTACAAAACTTACACTTATTCAAACTAGATGTGAATGCTGCAATTGTTTCTCTTTCTGGCACACTTAAAAATGAATCTTTTCTTAAGATATTTTGTGCAAAAGAAAGTAACATCATGTATCTTTCTGGGTTTTGCATAAAAATATTTACTATTGTGCTACCGCTTGGTATTGAATTTAATAACATTTTTATTTTAAAAGAGAAAGAATAGACTTATCAAAATCATGATTTAATTTCATTATCTCCTCATTCTCCATTTCTCCTATATCTTTATATTTAGAGTCTATATTAATTACAGAAACACCTGAGCCAAACCTTTTAATAAGCCTGTCTTTCATATTTTCTCCAGCCTCGTCATTGTCTGCAATAACAATTATATCAGAAAAATATTTTTCAAGTAGGTCTAACTGCTTAGTAGATACATTAGCACCTAAAGTTGCTACTGCTGGAAACCCTACCTGATCTAATCTTATTGCATCAAAAGAAGATTCAACCACATAAACTTTAGAAGCCGTCTTTACTCTATTTAAATTAAACAATAATTTTGACTTAGGAAGTTTTGGAGTATTTTTAAAATCTTTTCCCTCTACAGATCTTGCAACAAATCCAACGCACAAGCCCTCGTGGTTATGTACTGGTATAGAAATCATATCCTGATTTTCAGAATATCCTAGTTTAAACTTAGATATAGATTGTTCTGCTATTTTTCTTTTAGCAAAATATGCTTTTGCTCTATCAGACTTGAGTGCTTGATTATTTAGTCTGTCGATTACTAACAAATCAAAGCCTTCCCACTCTTCTTTTTCTATTAACTTAGAATTAATTTCGGAAAGTATGTCTACTTCAACTTCTTTACTTTTAATAAATCTAACAGACTCAAAGTATGTTCTATTAGAAAAGTGCATAACCAATTCTATAAGATCTGCAGTTTTTCCACAAGAAAAACAAAAAAATAATCCAGTGTATTTATTTATTTCTCCAGCAGGGGTTCGGTGATTAGAATGAAATGGACAAAATACAATATACTCAGACTCTGATTCTTTTTCTACAGTTACGCCAGATCCTGAGAGTACTCTTTTAACCTGGCTGGCTGTGTATATATTGGCTTGATTCCGTCTATCCCTAGTATCCATTCTACCTTTTTTCTCCCTACATATATTCCATAAATGCTTAATTTAAATTCAAAGTAATTTTTTTCTTCATTATATTTAATTGTAAATTGTGGATCAATATCAAACCTGGGCGCATGGCCAGATGAACGCATCTCAGAAACAAGAAGCCTAATGTACTCTTGCTGTAACCTGTATATGGCAGAGTCATCGTTGATAACTCCATCCAAACCAAACCTTTTTATCGGCTTGTGCTGATATAACTCCATGTGACATATTATACTGACTTATCTTCATAGTCCTTATACCTGTAATATCCCTTATCAAAATCAGCCTGAACTAGGAATTCTCCCATAAAACCATTACGGTTCTTTCTAAATACACACTCAATAATATCGCTATTTGTTCCTCTACCCAAAGCCAAAACCCAGTCAGCATCATATGCTATCTGCCTTGACCACGCTGTTTGCCCTAGAGTAGGGACAGTATCAAGTTTTGTAACGTCATCTGGAGTAGCGGAAGAAATTGCAATAATTGGTACTTCTTCTGCAATTGCCATGAGTTTAAGTTCTCGTGAAAGGTTTTTCATTCTTACAGTTTCATTGTCAGATTTTTGATTTGGACTCATTAGTTGTAAGTAGTCAACAATAACAAAGTCTGGCTTATACTGATCTATCTTTCCACGAAGAACCATTGGGTTAATGTCACCGCCAGTATCATTAGATACGATATGAAACTCTGGCTTTCCCTGTACACTTTTTGCATGCCATGATTTAAGCATATCAATTTCAACTTGTCCAGCACTTAACTTTCTATGTGACCAAAGGCCTTCCCCCATAATTGCAAAAACACGATTACGAACTTCTGTTTCTGACATCTCAAGGCTGATGACCATAGGGCTGCGACCTTGTTTCCAGGCTTGTACAGCGAAATAGAGAGACAACCATGACTTTCCTATACCTGGATACGCTAGAAAGACCCCCAACTGCCCTGGCATAATTCCAGATGGCAAGTAATTATCAAAACCTGGAAGTCCAGTTTTTATACCCAATGCTCCAGCATCTTGTTGCTTTTTTAAGTTTTCAAAATATGCCACTGCAGAATCTAAATCTGTAACATCAATATCACGAATTGCTGCTGTATTTTTTCTAAGTTCTGCTGTCTTTGTAATTAGCGATTCAAGCGCATCAAGTCCTTGTCCTCCTTGTACGTCTGTTGCAGCAGATCTAATGATATCCTTTAAACTATTTGTTAGATACTCTGCCTGTAATTCTTCAAGGTGATGCTTAGTAGTTCCAACACCGCCAATAGGCTCAAAGTCTCTAAATTTTTCTACAACCAACTCTGTTGGTGGAACTGTGGAATTAGCCTCGTAGTACTTTCTAATAAACTGCCAAACATCTACATGAGTTGTTAATATATTTTCAACGTTGGCCTGTAATAAAACATGGGCCTGCTTATCTTTTAATACGGCTGAGATTAATTTTGATTCTGTATTATTCATGATCTACCCCATTTAACGGTTAGCCATACTCTTTCATGAATATAATATAAAATAAAGTTAATAACATTTGACACAATAGTAACAGATGTAGCAAACATGGTGTCGCCTGTCATAAAATAAATAATAGCAAAAGTACTAAATACTGCTATCAATCTCCATGTAATTGATTTTGCTAAAGATCTTTGTTTTGTACTATTCACTCAACCACTCCTTAGCCTTTGCCCTACGCTCTAATCTGTCTTCTAAATCTTTAATCTGTTGATGCTTTGCTTCCAGTATATCATGAGCAATATATGAAAAATGATTCCATGTAGGATTTTCTGTTACATCAAAATAATATTCTAGCAATTCATAGCAAACCTCAATACCGTAAGATTCTATGAGTGCATCAGCAGACCACTGCTCAACCCACTTGTTATATTGTGGCTTCTGTCCTAGTTTAAACTTATAGTGTTTATCAAACCTACTTAACAGAGCCAGTCGCTTCTGTTTGTCTGTCACACTAATTGCTTTCTTCTAGTTCAACCTTTGCTTCTGCTATCTTTGCTGCCAGTTTATCTTCAACAAACTTATATACACGCTCAAATGCTTGATCTGTATTTTCTCCATCACGCTTTGCATCTACTACTCCCAAGTCTAGTCTTAAAGACTGAAAGTTTCCAAGATTCAACGTGTATCCAAGTGTTACTGATACTTTAGTGTCTTCCATTTCATACCCTTCGATTATATTGATTCAGACCAAATAGGTATAAACCTACCATCTTCAGTCTTTGTATATGTAAGTATACCATCACCCATTCTGCGAGTCAACTCAGCCTTTGTAGGTGTAATATCATTTGTTATTAAATTGTCTTTCCTTGGTCTACCAATGTGGTACGTAGCCAGTATATCACGAATCTCCTTTACTTGCGATTCAGAGTAATACGATCTAATTTGCCATCCACGAATTCCGCCTTTTTGTGAACCTATTGGTAATGGAATTATTCCACGCTTCATGAGTGTTGGCATATATTTCCTGTGCCTATTGACAAGATCTGCAGTTTCTGATATAGTGTATGCCCTTTCTCTTTTACTTTTAAAATCATTTATCAGGCAACTTTCAACCTTATCTTTTGTTATATTATAAATTGACATTATTCCATTTGATCTGTTGGAATGTATTACTCTAACTAAATCTTTATTTAAAAACCAGATCTTTTTACTTCCATTAATTACAGGAGAGAGATTGTATTCTTCGCTCGTTCTAATTCCCTTTTTAATAGCCATCTACCTTCCTCTGTTTCAGATGGTGGGTGAAAAAATCTTCTTGATCCACAAGTAAAACAATATATTTCTATATGAGATAAAGAGTTGTAAACTCTGTCTACCATCATATATCTTGAACATTTTTTACATCTAATCATTAATTAGGAATGCCGACGATAATTAAATTAACGCCGATAGAGACATCTCCACCTGAATTAAAATTAACAACGCCGTCAACCTTGGATGTTGTAATGCTTTTTATAACAACAGAAACATTTTTACCTGCTTCAGTTCCTCCGATATTAATCGGCGTTGCTGTAACTATGGGAGCAAACTTAAAGTCTGCTGCAAAACTATATGAGAATGGTTGCTGGCTTCCCACGCTTTGGTTAGAACTTTTAACTACATCTGTATATCCAGCAATGATTCTAGTTTCAGATGCCTTGGCATTTTGCGAAACACCATTAGGTACATCTACTGTAACATATTTATATATTGCTGGTGAAACCTGAAGTGATAACTCATTAATTGCATTAGCAATTTGATAAATATACGATACATCAAGTGGTTGACCTAATTCTGGTAGTGGTATTTTTGCCATTTTTCCTCCTGTCTAATTATATCAGACTGCCCTCGTTTTCAAATAATATAGCATCTGCAAATCTTTCTAAAGGAATAGTTTTAGGTTGTACCGCTATATGAACATACTCTTTACCCAATCCATAAACTATAGAATAATTTGTCTGTGATGTTTTGGCATAATATTGCCATCCAGAATTATTCCACTTTACATATATAAAATACTCCTCGATGTTTTCTTGTGGCTCCCATGTTATATTTATTATTTTATTTGTAGTATCAATAATCATACTATTTAATATTTCATTAGGGGTATCCTCTGCAATTATCTTATAAAGTGGGGACCAGTGTGATGTTCTATTTTTATCTTCAGATATAAATCTATAACGTAAAACATATTGCTTGTTCTCTCCAAAAAATCCAGGAAGTTTGGATTTTGGTATAATTATTTTTTTTACACCTTGGTCTGGATTAGCCACTATTGCACATCCATAGCGAATCTAAACTCTATATAGTTTGTTGTATTGGCTGCCTTAACCACAGTTGCTGCATTTGAATTTTTTAAAACTGTATATCCAGTTAATCCATAAATAGGATTTGTTGTGGATATATTTTCAAACCTAATAGCATCTAGTCCTATATAAAAATCTGATGACGGTACATTATTATTGATAACGGTTGTATATATTTTTACAATAGTAACATTGTTCCACGTGAATCCTGTGCTCTTATACAACTCTTGTAGTTCTTTTGTTGCTACATAATATCTATTATTTGCAAAGTCATAATCATTTGCATTCATAATTACTTCAAATCTAGCCCACTGTCCAGTGCCAGATGTGTCTGTTTCTGCAAACTCTAATAAAATTCTTACTTCATCGGGAACTATGGATGGATCTGGATCTTTGTTGATTACACTAAAGGCCAACTTAATTTGATCTGTTGGAATATTTTTATTAAAATCTAAAGATGTTCCAAGTAAATGTATATGGTCTGAATTAGAGCCTATTTCTATATGATTGTCTACTACAGAAAGATTTGCTGAATCTCCCCTCATCATAACAACGTTATTAAAAAACCTACATCTTTCGTACCTAGATGCTCTATTTGAGTCAGTAAAAATAACATTATCTGAGTTTGTCTGAAAACCTTTATATGGCTGATCTATCGTGTTATTTTCTCCTAGTGGTTCATAAATAACATTTAACTTAGTTGATGATGTTTGATCATGGTATTCCCAGTTTTCGTTAACAGTAAATGCAAACAGAGATCTAGAGTCATAGGCTCCAGCAGATGGGTTTGCTCCAGCAGAGTATACTCCTACTTCAGAAATCTCATACCTTTCATCGGTTGGAAGTTCTGCAGTTAATACAATTTTTTCTATACCGCCATCGTTTACATATCCTCTTGAAATAATGGGCACCCTAAACATTTCAAAGTCTAGGCTCTCTTTATTTGAGTAATCTCCAAACTGCTGCGCTGTACCTAATGGCTTTGCTCCGCATCCTATAGCAATATAGGAAGCATAAGCAGGAGCCTGCCCTATAAGATATTTGGCTAAAATGCCTTTTCCAATGTTAGTAATCATATTTACACCTCGTATATTGTATCATCTAATACTACCCCATCCGATATAATAGATATCTCAACCTGTTCATCTTTTGCTAAATTAATAACATTAATCACTAAATCTCCTGTTACTTCATCAATATACACTATAGAGCAGTCTGGCCCAGTACCACATTCTGGTATTTTGCTAGAAAAATTAATAGGAAATTGCTTAAAGTAGTTTGAATCTATATCTTGTAATCCTAAAATATTTTGTGGGTTATACTGAAAGTATACGTTACTAAGATTTTTGATTGGCTGATATAAAGTGTTTTGTCCATTGACTAAATCTGATCTTACAATATTGATTAATTCTTGTCCACCTATATTTTCAAATATAAGGTCTGTCATTATATCTACAGGAAGAGTGTCATCTTTAAATAAGATCAAGTCAGTGGTTGCTGGCTTAACATCCCCATCAACGTTGCCATTGGGGTATAAGACTGTTGGATCGTCTGGGATAGCATTTAGCCCAGAAATATAATTTGCAAAATCTTCAAGTTGAGAGGCATCTGTAAGCCTTTTTGCACTACCATTTTTCCAAGACATCTTTTCTTCATGGGTGGGAGCAATTGGATAATCATCATAAACAATTTTTCCATTTCCAGTAAAATATACCATTTTACACCTCACTTAAATATAGGGTCATAGTGGGTCCACCTATATCCTTTTGATAGTCTATATTATACACAACAAACTTAGATGTAGATGATGCAACAACGTCTAAGTTATTTTCGTTTTTATATTCTATGTTTACAATATCGCCTAATTGTATTATTGGCAAACTAAATACTTTTATTCCTATACTCTTTCTAGGCTTCATAATTTTTTGAATAATCCATGACATTAAATCTTTTGCATCATCTTCAGACTGAATGTATGGTGGATCTATAGAAAATTCTTTTTTGCCATATGTCAGTCTGCTTGTTTTAATTTTATCATAGTCTTGCTGAGATTTTATTGGAGACACTATCAATCCATTTTTGCCTATTTCTGGATCAGAAAAATTACTATTTTTAGTAAAATAGTTGTCTACAGTTAATTCATTTTCTGATTGCTGAGTAAATGTTATACCCTGTATTCTCAAATAGTTTCCACTAGTTTCATCTAAATTAATTGCCGTGTCTGTAGAGTTAAATATTAAAAACTCTGCTCCATACGAACCTGCTCTAAAGCCAGAAACTGTGTATCCCTTTATTCTATTAAATGTTGGAGAAAGTTGTGCATACAATGCTGGATATGCTTTGTCATATCTAATTTTTAAATATGCTGCCTCTCTCATAATACTTCCAAACTCTTCAAAGTAAATATTAAATTTAGGTGGCTGACTTGGACTTATGCCAGAAAGATATGTTGATTGAACTATTCCAGACATTGCATATTTTCTAAATGATTCATTAGCGTTAATTTCATTATCACCAAACGCTGCAGAGACTGGAGTATCTAATGCAAATACAGTGTTTTGACTATAGTTATTTGTAAGCGCATATATGTTTTCAAACATACACTTTGACCCGCCACGCACAAACAATGCCATATTGTTATATAATGGTGTTGGTGCTTCATCATCTACAATACCAACTATTTGATTATTAATATATAAATAAAACTTTCTTACGGACCCCAAGTCCTGATACTCTACTGCTAAATCATATACCGTTGGATTTTCTTCTCCCATAAGTCTTGACTGTCCAGTAAAGTTGCCATCGTCTACAATTATATTTGTAAATCCACCCCATAGTTTTATCGGTATAGCATTGCCATCTGGATCAGATAAAACTTTATAAAAAACTACATTGTGTAAATTTTCAGCAGCACTTGAATATTCACTAACATTCTTTTCGGTTAAAGATATGATTTCAAAATAATAACCAACGTTAGTATTTGGATTTAATAAAACAGCAATACCTCCAGAGCCTCCAGAAATGTTAAGGCTTTGGTTTGGCTGTGAACCAGGCAGAACATAATATGGTGTTGAGTTTAATGGTGTCTGTCCACGTGTCTCGCTTGATTCAATCTTTCCAACTATACGCATTCTTGTGCCGAAATGTTTGTACCTATTGTCTAGAGCCTTGTACTGATAAGACAAAAAGTCAATAGGCTTTTCTGTATTTGGAAATGATGGTCCAGACATTACTAATGCTGAAGATTGAACTGATCCAGCCTGAGTAGACTTTATTGTATTATTTTGTGTTTCTTTTGTAAAAGATGTAGATAAGAAATTTTTAATAATTCCAGTTCTTTTATTTTCTTTTGATCTTATATTATTTACACCAGCAGGACCTTCGCTTAAAACTATCTCTTCTCCCAAATCATCAACTAATTCTTCTTTTGATTTTGCAATATATTCTAAACCAAACAAATACTTGCTTTCCATATCCATGCCACGAACGTACAAATCGTTGCTCCAATAAGGATCTAGTCCAGCCTTATGGGAAAGTATTGGTGTTCCAAATTGACCTCTTCCGTGTCTGGACACCTCTCCATTTTTCATTACTGTTATTCCATTTACTTCTTCATACTTTGGCTCAGAGTAAATTCTTACAAGTCCAGTCGGATATATCTTTCCATTAAAAGTTAATTTACCCATATAATTTTGATACTCTTGGTTGCTGCTAATCCAAACATTTCCTATTGCTCCAACGGTTGTGGTTGTAAATGAAACTTTACCATTGGACTCTTGTATTGCAATATTTTTTTCTGCTCCAGGAATGCTATATTGGACCGCATCAAATCTAATAATTTCTCCATTAGCATAAAAATATCCAGCGTGTCTTCCTAGCCAATATACTGCTTCTCCTAAATCTATTGTATTGTTTGTTACTTGATTTCCCACAACAATTGGAACATTAGAGGATAGGTCAGAATTTAGAGGAATAGCAGATAGGCTATAAGCAGACTGACTTTGCGTTTCTCCATTAATGGATCTTAGTGGTGTATCTCCAGTTACTTCCCATAAAAGAACTGGCTTGTATATCCAATTTTTTGCTGCTGCCTCATTGTCAACCATGCTTGCCTGCTTGATAGTTCCATATGATCTTTGAATGTATCTGGACTTATAGTTAATCTTTCCATCATTAAAAACATTTTTATCACTAGATGCTATATCAATAATGTTTGTTAGTTTAGTATTTTTATTTTTGTTTCTTATTTCATTGTCTTTTACAAAATCATTTGATCCGTAGAATGTAAATTGAATATCTCTTTCGGAATTTGATGGTAACATATAATCTTTACTCATCATTACAAAGTTATTGTATTCATCAAAAAACATTGCTGTTTGTGTAGAAACTGCTAAGTCATTTAAAACCTCTGCAACAGTTTTCTCTGGACCAATGTAAAAAAATGGAATAATTAGTTCTTTTTCTCCACTAACCCTTTTAAAGGTATAGTTGGAAAATCCTATAGAATCTAGCAAGAGGGAAACAGCATAACTTAATGATACGTTAGTTACAAGCATTTGTGGGGCAAGTATTGACTCAAAATAAAAATATAAATCTCTTAATTCTAAACTAACCTTTCTATCATTAGGATTATATTTTGGGAAAGCATCACAGTATAAAGTTTTTATTGGAACCATGTAATCATAACCGTTGACATCAACAATAATATCGTAAAACTTTATTTGTATATTATTAGATAGATATTTATATATAATACTTCCAGTATTATTTTCATTAAAGGCATCGTCATAATCAAATATAGAAAGCGTTCCAACAGAAGCCAATAATTGACCTACTGGCATTCCACTATTTCCTAAATCTGAGGCTGATTTCTTTACAGCAAAACCAGTAACCTTGTCAGATATATCGGCAACCAACCTTGGAGACATTTCGATTAGATCAAAAGTTGAGTTAACCTTATTCATTGTATCTACTACAATTCTTATTCCTCTTATATTTTCAAATTCTCTATATACTGTTTTATTTTCATTATTAGATGTAAAGGATACTGGATTGGTTAGATCAGTTACAAAATTAGTTAGTCTAGTAACAGTCTCTTCTTCTAAGTACCATCCATATGACGGGGTAAAGGTTTCCCATTGTCCATCAAACCATATGTGGTATACGCCAAGGTCTTGTTCGTTGTCTTTTATTAAATAGGCGTAGCCATTTACAGATTCTTTTGGCAAAAATGATTCATCATAATATTCTTCGGCACGAATAAATGCATCTTTATATTTTTCTGGTACCTTTAATCCATACCCCAATTCTACATATCCATCATTTTTAATGATAGCAGTTCCGTCACTTCTTCTAGAACTAGAGTCAAACCTTATAGCATCAACCCATTCATTTTGTTTTAAGTATTGTATCTTCCATTGCACTGGTGTTGTTTTATTATTATCTCCATACAGTGGGTCTGAGAATGAGCCTGAAGAGCCAGAAAATGGACCAAGGTCTACCGATCCAACGTTGGTTTGCATTTTAACTACTATTCTATTTGTTGGTACTGGATCTGAGTAAACAACAAATGGGCATGCATCATCAATAAAATATTGTCCACTTACTTGCTTATTTGCTATTCCAAAAACTGAACCAGATTCTGTTCTATAAGATGTCCAGTATTTAAAATTATCATTCTTATCAGCCATGTAGTACCTTGGCCTGTTAGACATGTTTAAATTAGAATGATGTGTTTTTTTGCCTGGTATATATGTTGCTTTATTAATACCTGATCTAGGTCTAAACTTTTTAAAACAATCTTCTAATGAATAAATCATTTTATTTTTTGTATTTTGTGCTAATAAAAACCATGGCTGTTCATTATCACTTGGATCTATACCACCATCTATCTTAATATCGGCATCTGTAGCACCAGTATAAAAATTTCCTATATCATTAACATCAAAAGTATTTGGCATTAATTTATATTTTTCAGAATTAGAAAGTGTTGGTCTATATCTATAATTTCCAATTCTAAAAATATTATTAGCAATATTCATATTCCATTCTGCAATTATTGCAGACTGTGTTTTAACTGTACTTGATGACTCTAAATGAGCCTTTAACTCTTCATTTTGAAACATTACACTTCTTCCAATGTAAGATTTATATTCCAGAAATCAAAATTGCTTCCGCCTCTTTTAACCACAGAATATGTAAAATCTGTAAAATACATTTGAATTAGTTGACTATATTGTGGCAAGTGTGCATAAGAATTATTATCAACCTGACCTTCTTCATTTTTAAAGTTTTTATAGTTATCATATGAAAGGTAAACCCAAAATGGACCCTGATGATTTTCATACCAGTCTAGTATCTCTACTCCACCTGCGCCACCATCTGTTGTGAACTCTAAATTATTATCATTAATGTGAGGTGACTTTCCAGTAGTTAAGTTAAATTCTGGCAGTTGAAAATAGGATCTAGAAGGCAGCATGTCCCAAGATGTGCTTATCTGTAATTTATCTGCAATATGGTATGACCTCATACGGCCATTAATCATTCTTTCTCGCTTTTCAATTCTAGTAGGCTTGAAATTTATCTCTCCTCTATTGTCATCAGATAAAATTAAAAATTGATCATACAAGTCTGTGTTGGTTTCGCTTCCAACATCCTGTCCTATTTCCAAACCATTGGGAACATATATTTTATTTCCTCCAGGAGTCAACTCTACAAGGCTGCCAGAATTTTCTGACCATAGCATTCCCTGTGGTCTTTGGTATCTTCTTCTACCAGTTATATAACTTGCTGTAGCCATTATCCTGCCCTGCCCCTAAGTCTCTTAGAATCTACCTGGCGAATTTGTGTCATTACTGCTCTTGCAATTTCATCAGGATTTGCGTCAGATCTTACATTGACAGCAATACTATAATTATACACCGAAGCGTCTGGATACTCTCCATTATTAATTGCTTTCATTCTATCTATTCCATAAGATTGAACAGCATGTCTACTCATAATGAACTCACCAGGAGTTAGCATTGCTGGTACAGTATCTGTTCCAAGTACACGTCCACCTAGAGCGTACCTCTTAGGAATTATTCCACCCCTAGCACGATTGAATCCCATAGATCCAAGAATGCTGTTTTGTAATGCCTTGCCTGCTTTTATTTCTGCTTGTCTCTTTGCCTCTGCTGCAGCCTTTGCTGCTTTTGCCTTATTCTCTTGAGCAAGCAAATCTGCTAAGTGAGATGCTCCAGTAGTGCTTGATTTTGCTGCATTAGAAACAGATGCTTTTTGACTATTAGATAAAACTGGCTTAGTATTTTTAAGATTTGCTTCTGCCTTTTGCATGTCTTTTTGCATTTCAGTAACTCTTGTGGCATTTGCATCATTTACTGCTTTTCCTAAATTATACAAATCCATATAGTGTGATGCTGCAACTTGACCTGCCTCATCAGCAATTTTTGATGCCTGAATCTTTGCTGCGAAGTCTGCAGAATTTTTTGCAATATTATTCTGTATATTTCCTAAGTCGTTAAGATGATTTAGTACATTTGTAGGAACTACTCCAGAAGGCAGTGCTACTCCATTTATTCTTCCGTTTGGTGCTGTACCAGTATTGTTGTCTCCACCTTGATTATTTGAATTATTATTGTTATTATTGTTGTTATTATTTGTATTTGTGCCATCATCGCCATTATTTATGCCTCTAAAGTCACCGATACATCTTCCATCATCTGCCTTAATCATTCCTGGAGGGCATTCTCCAGTATCAACTATAACATCATCTGTGGTTCCATCATTATCTCCGCCGTCGTCGCCACCATTGTTGCCACCATTGTTTCCGCCAGTACTTCCGCCGTTTTCATAAATAGTAATAATCTTGTGAGTTGTAGTTATAATCTTGCCATCAAGTGATAGCCAATAATTAACAATGTCTTCTACAACATCAAGCGCAGCCTGTATAGCCTGCATATATTCAGCGCTAGATGTTCTTGCCAAATCAATTCTATTCTTTATTTCTTCCCACTCTAATTTGGACTTGCCAAGAACTGTTAATGACTGTATTAATTCTCTCTTTTTTGCCTCTTCAATACGAACTCTTTCTTGTGCTGGCTCAAGTTCTTCTTCTTCAATTTTAAATATTTCAGCACGTAATTTCTTAATTTGATCTTCAATTTGTGCACGAGTATAGCCCTTGTCATTTCTAACTTGCGCCAACTCATTTTCTTTCGCAGCCTCTAATAATTTTTGTTGATCATCTAATGCCTGATTTGCTTGTTCTGCTCTTAAATCCTGTGCTGCTCTTGCTGCAGCAGATATATCACCTTGAGATAAAGCGTCTGCAATTGTTAACTGGCCCTTTTGTTGTTTTGATATTCTTTCATTTATTGCACGAATTTCATCTAATGCCTTAAACTTAGCATCATATTTTTCATTAATCTTTTCTTCTTGATCCTCAATGCCCTTAAGACTTGCTTCCCAATCATCAATTTCATAATTAATACCAGCAATCTTATCCTGTGCTTTTTCTATAATATCTTGATCTTTTAGTGTTGTAAATTGAAAATCTAACTCTATTTTTGTTTCCATAACAGAGAATTTTTCCATGGCCTTATCAAAGCCTTTTTGGAAAATAGATTCTTTAAATTCTATAGAGTTTAATACTTGTTGCAATCTTTTCTGGAATACTTCTTTTTGTTCTTTAGTAAGTTTATCCCACTTACCCATAGCATCTCTTAATGTCTCGTCACTAAGAATTGCATCTGCCTCTAGCCAACTCCAGTTTTTATCTTTTGCAACTTTTGCTAAATTTTCTTTTGCTTTTTTTTCTAGTTCTGATGCATCAAAGTCAGCACGTATATCCATGGTTGCTTGTGCTGTAGCAGACTTTGATTTAACTTTCTTTAACAACTCTATAAGATTTTTAGCAGCCTTTGTATTTCCTTCTGATGCAATCATAGCAGCAAAAGCCTTATCTGCTATAAGTTCTTGTGTATCTGCAAAACCTAATCCAGCGCCTCTTAAAATATTATATGCCTTAGCCTGATCTTCTAAATCTTTTTCTTGTCTCTTCATTTGAGAAGCATAGTCTCCAGCAACAATTGCATTTAATGCTTCTTGAACTGTTTTTGCATCACGCTTTAAACCAACTATATTGCCTTTGTTATCAAATTTAAATAACTGATTTTTTCTTTTCTCATATTCTTTTGGATCCATCCCAACAATCAACTCTATAAAATTACCCTTGGCACCTAGTTTAGTTAGGTCTTGCTCTATACCACTAAATATTTCTATTCTCTTTTTGCCACCAAATAACTGATCCAAGGTCTTCATAGAAGCAGACCAGCCTTCTGTTACCTTGATTTGATTTTTGCGAACGTCTCGTAATTTCTTTACAAGTTCATCAAGTACGGATGTTTGTTTGGTTCCTCCGCCTGAAGATGGTGTTTTTGTTGGGCCAGTTGTTGTATCTGCTGCCGTTACAGTAACACGTTGAGCATTCCATTGAGCGTACTCTTGTAATTGTGTTCCAGGTGGAGAATTTTTATATGCAGACCCTTCAGCGCTTAACCAAGACTGTAGCGCTGGATCGTCTGGAGATACAGTTGTTATAGTTTGAACTAATGTCTGTAGGTAAACCTTCTTTAACTCATCAGTTTTAATACTATTAAAATAATCTAAGTCATCATTTAATATTTTTAACTGATCTGCATTTAAAACTTTGCTTGCAACTGTAAAATCAATCTTGCCCTTAAGCGCTTCAATTTGTTCTGTTTGTTTCATCAATCTATCTGCTACTTCTGGGTTCTTTAATAAAAATTCAGTAATTATTGATGTATTTAAAACATTACCTGTTTTGGCCACCATTGCATAAAAACTTCTAAGCCTTTCTGCCTCTTCTGCATTTCCAGCGCTTTCTATTTTAGCAATAAACTTAGTCTGCACACTCTTAACTGGATTACCATCTTTATCAACAAATAAAGATGCAGTCGACATAATTTGATTTCCAAATGCTCCACCAAACTTAGTTATAATATTCATAACTTTAGTTATTGATTCTTTATCATTTCCAAATGACTCTAAAAGATTTATCATTTGCATTGGATCTATTTCTCCAGATGCTAACTCCATCTTTAGAAGATATCTTTGTTCTCCAGTTAAATTTTGATTATCGTTAAGATTTTGTTTTGCTAACTTTGCAACATCTTCCATGGCAGTGCCCTTATACTTATTAGTAATTGCTTTGTCTGCTCCTGTATCAAGTGCTTTTCTTGTTGCTCCCTCAGCAGTAGAATAAGAAGTTGCTATATCTTTTAATAATTTACCATTTTGTTCTAATAGTGCTGATCTATCTTTAAGATGCTTATTAGTTAATTCATCTACCTTGGCTAAATCACCTGCTGCCTGTGCTTCTGCAATTCTTTTTTCATATGCAATATCTAATGAATCTACCATTTCTTGCTGCTGTTCTAGTGCCATTTTTTGCATAGCAATTGATGCCCCTGATGCTGTTCCTATTCTTTCTGCACGATCTTTCCTTGAGAATAAGTTTCCTGCTATAGAACCAGCAACTGCTCCAACTCCTGCACCTAATGCTGTTCCTATTACTGGAACAACAGAGCCTATGATTGCTCCAGTTGCTGCTCCTGCTAAAGCACCACCAACGGTACCACCTGCACCAACCTTAAGCATATCTTTTCCAGTCCAAGCACCAGCAGACTTGGCCTGATCTCCGAATGACTGAACATTTTTTCTTGTTTCTTCTATTAATTTAACACGAACTGCTAATGGATCTTTTAATAAATTTTCTCCATTAACGCCAATTAACTCTATAAGTTTTGCATTAACCTGAATTCCAAAACTATAATCTCCAAGTTCTTTTCCAATGTTTGCTGCAACGCTTCTTGCCTGGGCTGCTGTCATTGCTCCAGATGAAACCGCTGTTGCAAGTTGGTTAACCATTCTTCCCTGTGCTCCTGCACGTCCCATACCCTGAATATTTTGTCCAGTTGCCTTTACTAAATCTTTGCCTTCTTGACTTGCAACAAAAGATTCTCCAAAGGTTGTCTTTCCTGTTTGAATAGAGAATGGATTTACTGCTGCTTCTCTTCTTCTATCCATAACTTCGCCTGCTGTAACGCCTCCAGCAAACTTAGCCATGCTTCTTATTGCATCTTGCCCAGAACCTGTTGCTAAAGCAAGTTTCATTGCTGAGTCTTGTGCTTTATCAAAAGCCATTCTTAGCCTTACTGCTGCAGCAATAACTAATCCTATTCCTACTGCAAACAAACCTAGTTTACTTTGTAGTAATGGCAAGACCATAGTCAGCGCCATTAATGGCATCATTATCTTTTGTGCCATGTCGCCAATTGCTCCTGGCATCATAGAGGCTCCCATGGTTATGGCTGAGGCTGCCATCATAGCGCCTCCAGCACCCATTCCTCTATTTGGAACACCATCTCCATCTGGATCCTGTGCAGTTGGCCTTCTAAGCCTTCCTAGTAGGCCTCCCTTAGCCTTGTTGCCAGCATTTCCTGAAGCACCAGCAGCAACCATACCAGTAACTTGTGACTGTGTAACTAGTTTCTTTTCTGCTAATGCCTTTAGTCTTGCTTGTCTTTCTAGTTGTCTTCTTAACGATTTCTGTGCTGGATCAATTGGTCCAGTTCCATAAAGTGCTGATCTAGATGCTGCTGCCTTTTGTGCTTGAGACATTGCACCTTGTGCTACAGCACCACCTATTTGCTGTCCTGCAACTCTTGCATCATCAACATATTCTTTCATGCCAATTACTGCGCCTGCTGCGATATCTGCACCAATCTTCTTTGTAACTCTAGATGGGGATGCAACCTGTGCTCTTTCCCTCATTCCTTCAGCCATGCTCTTTTCTGCAAAATCTACAAGGCTAAAACCTGTTCTCTTATAGAAAGTAAATCTATCTCCACCACGCCTAATTTTCATACCGTTGACGTCTACAGCACCCTTACTACCTCCACCTGGAGCAGTTGGTAGGCCTGCCATCTTTTGTGCTGCTTGAGAAATATTAATTCTTGCCTCGCCAGCAGTTACTGCTAATTGATCAAAGGCTCTAACTAATCTATTTTCTGCACCCATCTTTCTACGACCATAATCGTATGCTTCTTTAACATGAGTATCAGTTATTCTAGTATTTGCGTCAAGGCTTGTTAGGTAATCCTTCATATGTGTATCTAAGATAGCAAGATCTGCAGCAACATCTTGCATCTTCATTCCACCATTACGCAAAGATATCTTCCATCTATTGAGACCCCTCTTATCCCAATCTGCCATAAACTCGCCCTTACCAACTCCACGTCCACCTGGTTTCATAAGGTTATTCATTGATACCTGTCTGCCGTCAACATTGGACATGCCAGTTGTTATACCTAGTTTTCCATAAAGATTAATCTTTAGGGTGTTAGCAAACTTCATGGCAACTGCTTCTATGGCCTGCATTGCTCTTGCACTAATAATACCTGCAGGCAATGCCTTTAACTTATTAACTAAGTCTAACGCCCCTACAGTTCTTGGAGTTCCTATATGAGAAAAATCACCAGCACCCTTTGTTCCAACGGAGAACATACTCATAGTTCCACCTGAAATCATATGCGCTATTGCTGGTTTATTTCTTGGATCTTGTGCTGGACCTGCTGGGATTACTGCCTCTCCAGGTGTCAGCATTGCTGGAACTGTGTCTGTTCCTCTTGCAAAATAAAATGGCTTTACCTTCTTTGTTCCATCAGCAAAACCTTTTCTTCCTTTGCCTACTATTGGTCCACCAAAACCTCTTTGTGCTGCAATTGCTCTTTGATATGCCTGAGTTAATGCATTAAGTGCTGCAACTTCAGATGTAAATGTTTGTTGTAACTTAACATGTACCTGCTCCAAAGATGCTGCGACAGCAGTTGCCTGTGCCTGTTCAGCAGTTAAAAATTGTGTTTGATTTCCTAATACAGTGGAAGATTGACCAGCCCTATTAAATACAGATTTCATACTTACAAAAAGTTTAATTATATTAGCCAAACCATTAGCCAACAAACCAAATGTCATAAGAAGTACTGGACCTATTCCTCCTAAAAGAGTAGTTAGGATAATAACAAATTTCTTTGTACCGTCTCCTAAATTATTAAATTTTTCTAATATTTTACTAACAAACTCTACAATTGGAGTTATTGCTTTTAAGAACTGCTCTCCTACAGGGGCAAGAGTTACCTTTAGATCTTCTATTGTTTTCTTAAATTTATATGTAGTAGACTCTTCTACTCTTGCCAGTTCTCGCTCAGATAAAATAGCAAGTTCTTCCGTAGTTGCCTTTGTTAATGTTAAAACACGACTTGCCTGATTTCCCTCAGCAATTACGTTTTGAAATAATGTGGACAAACGTGAAAACTGGAACTTACCAAATAGTTGTTCGATTGCACGAGCACGGTTTAATGGATCAAGAGTATTTAATGCATTAGCAAAATCAACAACAACACCCTTAACATTGCCCTTATTTGCTTCAACAATTCCAGTTATATTAACTCCCATTTCTCCAAGCATCTTGCTTGCTTTTTCTGTAGGGTTAATTAATGATGCCAGACCAGACTTGAGTGCGTTAGCGCCTTCGGAAGCATTGATGCCACCTTCCTTCATAGCAGTTAAGAAGAATGCTAAGTCTTCAACATCTCCACCCAATTGCTGAACTACTGGACCTGCTTTTGGAATAGCAATAGTTAAATCTTCAATAGAAACAACTGTTTGGTTTTCTACTGCGTTTAGAAAGTTAATCTTTTTAGCAAGATCTTCAGATGCCAAACCGAAAGCGTTTGTTAATGATATTGTGGTTTCTAATGCTTGTTCTTGCTCTACTCCACCAAGAACCGCAAGTCTTGTTGCCTCATTTACCTGTGCTAAAAGGTCTGCACCTAGTTTACCGCTTGCTGCTGCTGATGCAGCCATCTCCATAGTTTTCTCAACAGAAACTCCATACCTAGTAAACTCTTTAGCAAGTAGTTGAATTTCTTTAAGCATCTTATCTGTTTCTTCACCAGTAGTAAACATTTCACCATAAACACGCTTAAATCTAATTGCCTGTTCTTCTAACTTCATAAATGTTTTTGCTGCTGCTGTTCCTAAATAAGCCAGAGGAACGGTGAAACCAACCATTAACTGACGACCAGCCCACTGTGTATTTTTACCGAAGTTAAGCATATTTGTAGCGCCCTGCTTTAATAATTGATTAAGCAATGCTTGGCGCTGTGACGCAATAGCAGTTTGAGTTCCAAGATTCTTCATATCAAGTGCCAACGGTCTAACTGCAATAGCCTTCATTGCGCCATTGGCATCTCTGCCTAACTTAACGTATTGTGTTTGTAAATCTTTAACTCTTTCTCTTGCTACTTTATTTACAGTATCAAATTCTGATTTAAAAAATTTACCAAATGTTTTTGTGGCACCCATCGAATAACGGTAATAATCCCGCATCGACAGTTTGTTTTTTTCTAATGCATTTGTAAAAGATTCTGTGGTTGTTTTAACATTCCGCATAGAAGCGGACCATTTACCACTAGCATTAAGTGAGTTAATTAAATTTTGTTGCATGTTGGCAGAGACGGCTGCTGCTGCAGCGCCACTCTTTGCCATTGATGTATGGAAGGCTGATATCTGCCTTTGTAATGCTTTTATGCTGGCTAATGCTTCAGACGTATCTATATTTACATGAATATTAGATTGAACATCAGCCATTCCATAACACCTCTATATTATTAAGTTTATACGTTTCCAAGACCGCTTATTAACGAAGCATCTGTTAATTTGATTCCAGAAGCCTCTTCTACGATCTTGTAAACTGTTGGAAGATCAAGGTTCTCTTCAAGAGCAGTTAAATCTTCCGCTAACTCTGGCTTATATTGCTGCATAGCAATTGCTACACATTCCATAAGTAGAGTCATTGATTTTTCATTATCATCAGCGACTGCTGCAATACCTTCAAACTTCTTCATAAATGGACGAAGTAAAGATATCTTAAGTGGTCTTACTTTTATTTTTGTGCCGTCAATGAGTGCTATTTCTTTTGTCTCATGCACAGTTGTAGCCATTAATTCCTCCTTATAAGGTTGAATTAATTATACCATAACGCACCTTTATTTTTAGTCGTTAATTTCTTCATAATCTAGGCCCATGCCAATGCCAAACCCAGCCTTTTGAGCATTGATTCCTTGAAGTGATATTATGTCATTAGAATCTGTAGCCTTGCCACGACTGAATACTCTAGCCTTCATATCTTCCCATGCATTAGACTTATTTGTATTTTTATCTAAATCTACCCCTTGAATTGCTGCATAAAACTTTTTGTCTGAATAATCTAATTCTCTTTTAATATTTAATGTGGCTGTCAATTCTGGCATTGACATAGATGTTTCTAGTTCTTCGTAATCTTTCCATATACCCAAAAGAAATACCTCTGATTCTAACTTTACTAAGTCTAGTTTTTCCCAAGGGGATCCGCTGTCTACGGCCTGATCTTTCACCTTTTCTTTTGAATCTTTATCTATTTTAATTCCTGCAGCGATATCCAATATTTTATATATTGTTGACAGGTCTATGCTATCCTCAAGTTCTTCTATTGTTTTTATGCTTGGATAATACTGTTGCATTGTTATAAGAGCACATTTAGCCAACTCTCCTATTGCTTGGTCATCTCCCTTAGCCTTACCAACATTTTCAAATTGTTTCATGAATTGTCTAAGATATTTTATTTTTAAAGGAGTGATATATATTTGTGTTCCATCAATAAGATTTATATAATCACTTTCATATATTTCTGTGGCCATCTATTTATTATATCAAACAGAAAAGCCCAGCCATTACGACTGGGCTATCTGCTTTATTAAATTGTATTATACTGGTGTTACAGTACGATCAATGATCTTACCGTATGAACCTGATGTGTCATCTGGAAGAAGACGGAATGAAACTTCGAACATTGTAGCCTCATCACGCTTTGCTGATACTGTTACATTTTCAATTGAAAGTGCACGGTATGCAACATAAATTCTCTCCTTGTTAGATCCCTCATCACAGTCACCAGTTCCTGGTCCGACAGCAACCAAACCACGCTCTACTGGGCATTCGCCGAGATTACCTGATTTGATGTTGAATGTCTGGCCATTGGAAGTGTCCTTGTCACCTGTAAGATCAGAGTCTGATCCTGCAACTGCAACAAGAAGGTTTTCCAATGTGGATTCAGCAAAAGTAGTATTTAGGTTTACCTGCATGCCTTGCTTAAACAACTTAGCAACGTCAAGAACCTGGTCAACTTGAACTTCACCGAAATCTGGTTGGAACTGTAGTTCCAAACCATTCATGGTGTAACCGATATTACGGAAGTCTGGTGTCTCGCCATCCATAGTTACTGAATACTTTTCACCTGAGACAGGAGTTGGGTTTCCACCTACTGCCAAAGGAGCATCAGCAACCCAGAGTTGCGCTGCACCGACGATAATATTATTACTATTACCTAGAGCCATATTTATTTCACCTCTTTATTTTCTAGAAATTAAAAGGCGTGTTTCCTCATCCATAAGTATACAGCCTTTTATTAATTTATTAAGGGTTTACAATGTCCTTATGTTGATGATAATCATAATCAATAATGATCTTATTACCCGCATAGGTTCGGGCTGTTCCGAAGTCTACTATATCCCGTGCCTCTTCTAACTGATATATCTTGAAGTTATGGAAATAGAATTTGCAATAAACTAGATCTGAAGGAAGGTTAGGGTTTCTGTTAAAATCTATAGGATTATTTTTAGCCCACTCATTTAACTCCTGAGCACTTTCATCTCCCCTATCCATAAGTCTCATCACTGCCTCTTGTATTTGGACCATTTTTTCAGCAGGAGTTAAACCTTGATTATCTCCCATAGCATAAAAATAATACAAAACCTGTTCACATTTAATGTGTGGAAAGGGGCCACGGCGCATCCTAAACATTCGATCCCACACAACCATGGTGCCGTCTTCAAATTGATTCTGTAATGCTTCTAATGTTGATGGACCTGTTGGGAAAAATGGCTTCATTTGGAAGCCAGTCAACAAACTAATCTTTTCTTGTAAATATGTATTAATCCATAGCACTGGTGTATTTAATAATGATGTCGATTCTGTCATAATCCAACTCCTGCGTTTGCTATCCAGCGATACCCTGTTTGATAACCCTTAACCTTGCCACCTTTTTTGCCAGCAGTCATATTCTTTTTATATGCTACTGGGTTTTCTAGGTATTGAGATATACCGCTTGTTATTAAAAATGCCTGAGTAAAATATCTTTTAAAAAATGAATCGAATATCTTTTCAAATGAACCCTCTACTTCGTCTCCTCCAGGATTTGATACTTCTACTGGTTGCTTAGTAAATATTTGTTCTCCATTTATATCAAAGGATAGTGCCTGTGCTTTTTTAGGTGCAATTACAACAGGAATCCCCTCTTCCATTATTCTTGCCTTGTCGTAAAATGGAACTCTTGATCCATTTTTAATTGATGTTGATTGCTTAAATGTTGACTTAAAAGATAAGCCCAAATTGCTTGTAGTATATTGAATATCATATAATCTTGCATCAGGACTTCCAGTCTGATTCCATTCATATACGTGGTGTAACATTCTAGGATTTACTCTAGCATTTGAGTCTATATACTCTTTCATTAACTCTACAGTTTCCATACCTATTACATTAAGGAATGCTTTTTTACCGCCCTGAATACCATCTAAAAAGCCTATAGAATAATCAATAATATTTTTCATATCTTTCTTAAACATCGCATTATTAAACTTAACTATCATACATCTACCGCCTGGTTTTCAGATCTACGGATAACTAACTTATAATATTCAACATTTCCGAATGGCCCAGCAAATGGATCTTGTGTCGCTATTTCAAATATTGTAGACTTGCCTGCACGTGGACCTGATGTTTCTAGATATATTTCATTACAATTTTTATCTCTTATGTTAGTTATAATTACGTTAGTTATAGAATTTCGAGCCTCTAGACTGGACATTCTGATATCTGTTTTAACACGACCCATAAGTAGTTTATCTTGAGTTATATTAATGTTTGGCTGAACTTCTTCTTTAAATGCTGTACCTGCTGTAGTAAAAGAACATGCAATTGTTCTGTCTAAAATCCAAGTTTTCTTAACTTCTCCATATACACCTTGCTCAACAATTGGATGATAAACATCTGCTTGCATAGGAAATGCGAAGTCTGGTGTTTCGCATATAACCATTATAGTACTCCAACGAACTCAATCGGTTTACGATATTTGTTAAGTATTTTATCTACTATTAAGTTTCCAGTGCCTTCAAATACAGCCTTATCAAACTGAATTCTAAATTGATCAGTATTATATGCACCAATATATCTCTTGTAATAATCTAACTTACCGCAATCAATATCATGTACTAGTAACTCTGTTGCCTTAACTATGTCTGATGGAACCTTATGATATCCCACTTCTAACTCTATCTTATAATCCCAGCCTCGTGGAAATCCTCTTTCAGAAAACATAAACTCTAAATAATCTGTTGGAGATCCTGGATAAAATATTGGCTTTGATTCATTGCGATTAATTAAATCTGGATATGCAGTTCTAATTGCAGATCCATCCCCAGTTATTTCAAACTCAAAAGTAGAGTTTTCTAAATCATCTACGTCATACACCAGAACGTTATTCTCGTATACCTTTAATACCTTTTTGGCATCTACCCATATTGGAATATAATCTAATCCCAAACCAGTTGTCTCTATAACTTTTTTCTTATAATAAAATTCTACATCGCAAACCGAATCAATTATTGCTCTTGCTAATTCTTCGCTTTGTCTATATGCTTCTATGTCACTAGCCGTTGTACCCTTAGTATTAGGATCTACATATGGACGTACTACATCTACATACGTATCCTCTCCATCTACCGTGACTTTATACTGAGTATCGTATTTTGAAGATAATGGAATAATTACTTTGCTTGATGCATTAGACGTAACTTCCCCTGTTATTTCTGAAGAGTCCGCCATATCAGTAATAGCGTATTCATACTCTGTAGTTGCTAAAGCAACATCAAGTGTAACGCTTAAATTATATGGCGGAACTCTCAGAACTTCCATTTAGCGACCAAACTCCTTGGCTACTTCTTCTGGTGTAGCAATTCTTACGTGGTCACGAGTAAGCCACTTATCTGCTTGCTCTTGTGTTACGATATTGTATCCACGATAAACCTTGCCAACCCCACCCCAACTTACATTTTTTGTTGAGAATACTGCGATGGTCTTATTTGACTTTTTCTTAGAGGCAGGTGCTGCACTCTTAACTGGTCTTGGTGTTTCTGCAACACCAATTACACCATTTACAATAGACCCTACAGCCTGTACTGTATCACTTGCAGATCTTCCTAAGTCGTTTGTGGTAATAGCATCAGGTGATTCTGATACTTCAGAAACTGACGCTTCAATATTATTTGCAGCAGCAACTTCTTCTACCTTTGTTTCAACTACAGGTTCTTCAGTAACTACTGATTCAACAGGAGCCTCTGGAGCACTTTCAACTGATACTTCGTTATTTACATTATTAAAATTATTTTCTTCCATTATTTAACCTCCTATATGAACTATTATAACAGAATACTAAAGATAAGAGGGGGAGGAGAACTAGCCCCTGCCCCCTCTCAAAGGTTACTGATTACAGATTATGCATCTGCAGCAGCATCTGCCCACGCAATTGCGTCTTCTTCTTCCCATTGAATACCGAAGCGGACGAATACAGTGTATTCAATTGTGTCCTTCTTCGCAACGTATTCACGGTTTACGACGATATCAC